ATCAGACCTCCGGTTCCGATACCGAAATATTCCATCAAATCGCTGAACGCTTGCCCCATTCCGACCATAATGTCCCAAGTATCAGAAAACGCTGTTGTTATTGGACTGAAGTCAATAGTCAAAAGCGTTTTCAGTCCCGAAATCATTGAATTTACAACCGAAACGATTGTTGGCCCCAACTTCATACCGAATTCAGCCAACGAATTTTTGAGGGTCCCCACAAACGTAGACCACACGCCCGCCATTGTTTTGCTCTGTTTATCCATCATCCCGAAGAACAAACCGCCCTCAGAGGTTGCCGCAATAAAAGCCTCCTTGACCATCTCAGACGATATTGCGCCCTCCTCCATTTTCTTCTTCAAGACCGCCATTGATAATCCGGTTTTGTCCGAGATTATCTTGAGAGGATTGAATCCTGCGTTGATCATCTGGAGCAAATCTTGCCCCATCAATCGACCAGCCGAACTCATTTGGGCGAATGCGAGCGTGAGCGATCGTAGTTTTTCAGAATTGCCTCCGGAAATATCGCCCAGCATTGCGATTGTAGGCATTATATCCTCCGCGATTGTCCCGAAACTCAACAAAAGTTTTCCTGCGTCCTGTATGTCTTTATTTTGGAACGGAGTGGCATTGGCAAAATCGTTCATTTGAGCGAAGATTTTTGCTGCCTTTTCAGTGTCTCCCACAAGAACATCCATCGTGATCCTCGTTTGCTCCATCTCAGCCCCAAGGGTGACGATTTGACTTGTGAGCGCGAAGATCCCTGTGGCTATCGCGAGCGGAGCGAATGCGCGCGCGGCTGCTGCGCCGAAAGATCCAAGCAGACCTCCGGATCCGTTTGTGCCTGAAACCTTACCGAGTTTGTTTTCAAAAGCATCGAGATTCCCGGACGCCTTTTTGAGTTTGGAGGAAAAAGCATCGCTGAGATCAATTATGTATGTGGCTTTTTCGCTCATCCTTGAATGATTTTCTGTGTCTTCAACTTGCCCTCGAACTCCAAGGCAAACTCTAATTCACCCCACAATCTCGCGAACTCATCAAACCCTGATTGCTTGGTCAAAATCAACTGCTCAATATCAACCTTAAAATAAAAGTGGATTAAAGCCATTTTTTGCTCCAATCCACCAATTAGCATTTTATCTCCGCTGTACTCAACCTTCAGCTTGTGCTCAGGGTTATCTAATTTTTTTTTATGCTTCCTTCCAGCGGTCGAATAATTTCCATCAGCGGAGCGGTCGCGGATCTAATAGCAAAGAAGTTGCTACAAATATCCTCCGCCGCGCAACCAGAAACTCTCAGTTGTCTGATCAAAAATCTTACTGCCTCAAGTTCTTTGTCGTTCTGAATCAGCTTATTTGCAGCCAAAAAAGTCTGTTCATCAATGTCTCTGAGGCCAATTTCCAACTTCTCGTCGCTTCCTCTCTCCTTGGATACTGTGAGCGTGAAGTCAGGTGTAAATGCTGTTTTGTCCGCCTTTGCGGTTTCCTTCGTTTCCATGAACCTTTATGTTTAGTTGAGAATTAAATTGCGTCATAATCAATGTCGGCCACGAACAACTCAAGAACCTCCTCAATTTGAGAGTTTCCTGTGGCGCTGGCCACCCTGCGTCCTTTGAATTTACATTTCTTCAATGAGTGTCTCACCAGTATACCGCCCTCTGGTAAAAAATTGAGACCTATGTTGAAAAAAGGTATGTTTTGGATCTTTCCTCCGGGAGCGATTGCCTGAATTGCCTGAATAAGTTCAAGCGTCATTGTGATCTTGGCGTCCGGAGTAACTTCGCCGAACCCTACCGAGGTCATGTGCTGGCCTGTGGAGAAATTCGGAGTCATTTTTTGCATATCGCCATAGTCGATGCTCGTTACTCCGATTTGAGGAACTCCGAATATTTCGATAACAATATCCGCGTGAGCGTATGCAACGCCGTTTATTAAAGGGGTGCCAAGTATCATACTGATGTGGTTAAACCAATGTTTAGCGTGATAAATTCAGTTATTCCGATTGGAATGATCTTGATCGTTATGACCAATGTTGATGTCGCGAGTATTTTTTGACTCGGATCAATCAGGACCATGTTCTTGATGTCGGAAGGACTTCCGCTGATTTCTCCGTCAGCCATCATTTGAACCAATACTTGTCCGGCGAGATCCTTGTAGTATCCCAAGACCTCGTTGGTCAACGTTCCGTCACCGTTCAATTTCACTCCGGCCTGAATTGTGGGCATCAAAATCGCCTCAACTCCGCGAGCAGCTTTGTCGATTGTCCTGACGTACTCAAGCCAAGCGAAATCGTTTGTTGCGGCGACACAGGTCGGAACGCGCTCAAAGAAAGAACCTCCCAACCTTGGGGTGTATTTCCTGACAACGGTATATCCTTTGTCTTTCAACGCTCCGAGGAGAGTATCAGAAATTGCAGACAGCAATGTTCCTTCCGCGAGCGCCAAAACTTCCAATTCAGATCCGTCACTGATATCGAAGTTCGACGGGTTGCCGATAGATTGCTGTACTTTTGCCTTAGAGACTGCGCCGAGCATCGCGCCAACGCAAGTGGTGCTAAAAGAATTGGTCACGGCTAATGCTGCCCCGACACCTCCTCCGTCCTCTCCGAGACAAACAGCAACCGCAGGAGCGTTCAGCGCTCTCAGGTCAGCTATTGTGGAAAGTGTTTCGGCTGTGAAGTCTGGAGCGTAAAGCACTGAGAATCTGTATCCTTTGGGATACATTGCGGCAACTACAGCTTGAATCGCTGTTACTTGGGAGGCAACATACGCAAGATCGTTGGTATGAACGGCCATTTGTCGGATCTCTCCGGCGGACGCGTCCATCAGCGAGGTAATTTCTGCCCAGTCATAGGCTCCGGCCGGAACTCCATAAATTCCAATCCACAATTCGCCGACTGGATTAATTCTGAAGTACTCGCTGACGTGGTAATGAAGGATTGCAACAGCCGAAACAGTGCTCAGAATGCCAAGCGCTTCTGCCTCTTCAAGGGTGAAAACCTTTTTCGCTCCGTCTGCTGACCATCCTGACGGCAGCGTGTCGCTCCACCACAAAAGGCCAGAAATTTTATCGTTGTTCGGAGCGCGGCGACCGATACCGCCTTGCTGAACCACTGTCGTTATACCGGATAATGGCATTGCGTTAGTTGTTTATCGTGAAAATTTTCAGGCCGTTTTGCTTGGCGTGTGCGTGAGCAGACCCTTCGCTTTGCTTGAAGAACACCTGACCGTCCTCAGTAACATAAGCCACATTTTCGCCTTTCGGCATCTTGTAATTTTTGTTGAAGAGTTTCACGGCGTCAGATTTGCTTTCCAGCAATGTCCGGCCGTGTTTGTCTTTCCTTGGCTCTTGTTTCGCTTTTGGTTCTGCCGGAGGAGGTTCTGACGGAGGAGGTTCTGACGACTCCGAAGGAACATCAGTTGATTCTGGCGCAGGAACTTCTTTTTTGTTTTGGACCAAAGTGCCTTGCTCTTGGTCCTCCTCTTCTTTTTTCTTAAATGCCATGGTTAGTCGATTTGTATGCCGTTTGAGGATGGGATGAAATACGTCCCGTCATACGTGAATTCAATGGCTTTTGTTTTGGAAATAACTCCCGCCATCGTTCCGGATTGAAATCCGGTCCCGAATGTTACTGTGCGCGCAGTTCCGTCAGAAAGAGCGCGCAGCACCAATTTCGCGCCGATTTTCACCTCAGCTGAAATTGTCAAATTTATTGTCAGCGCTCCGCTCATCGCCGCTGGTTTCAGGATCGTCATTTGATCCGTGATTGTTACCGCGAGAGGGGTTGCGTAAGCTGGCGATTGAACATCAGCGTCTCCGAAAGGCCATTTGATTTCGCTCATTGAGCAGGGTTGGTTAGATTGTGTAGAAAATACAACCGCCGATCCGGGTTCATTCCGTCCGGCGGTTTATCCTATCTTGAGTTGTTGCTATTAGTCTGTTTCGTACAGAAGCACGATGCCTTTGTTATCGGCTCTCACAGGAGCAGCGCCAAAACGTTGCATCACTGACATGATAGTACCGTAGTACTCAGGTTTGTCAGGATCAACATATGTTTTGTTGGCCCCTTTCGCTCTCCGGACCATCGAAGGATGGAAGAACAGCGCCGCGTCTTGATCGGTAGCGGCTGCGGCTGCTCCTTCTGCTTTCAGCGCATTGGATGCATCCAGAACCACAACGCTTGACCTCACGTAGATGTCGAAACCGAGCACGCGGTCAATCACGCCCGAAGGGAATGTGGCGCGGCCGTATTTCAATGCCTCGGTGAGATCCGTCAACTCAAGCAAATCGCCATATTGAGCAGCGGTGAGAACCGCGATGCCCATGAC